TACAAACGCAACTGCAAAATTTAGAGTTATAAATACTTTTGACAGTTCAGATAATACTTTATTTACATCTACTGAACTACCAAGATATGATAGTTTTGATGGTAATCACGATTCATTAACTGATATAATACCGATAGATTATATTGATAGTCCAAATACAACTTCTCAATGTACTATAAAATTACAAATAGCTTGTGTTTCAGGACATTTCTCAACACAAGTAGCAGGTAACAGAAGTGATATATTTTTACAAGAAATATTAGCATAATGAAAATTCAAGAAAGGAAAAATAAATGACAGATATAATAAGTGCAATCAAAGCTCTTGATGCAAATGCTCAAGTAGTAGTCAATGGTGAACCTAGCAATCAAGCTGAGTACGAAGCCAATGTAAAATATATCTCTGGTGCAGATGAGAATGGCAGTGCTATTTACAAAGACACACAGGATTTTACATGGAGTCAAGTATCAGCAAAGAAAGCTGAGTTACAAACTGCCTATGACAATAACAAGTATCAAAGAGATAGAGCAGATGCTTATCCGTCAATTCAAGACCAGTTAGATATGCAATACTGGGATAGTGTTAATAGCACGTCTACTTGGAAAGACGCAGTAGCAAAAGTTAAATCAGATAATCCAAAGGGGTAAACAAATGGCACAACTAAGTACAAAAGTAAAAGAGTATTTAAAAGCTAACAGTGTAAATACTGTAGACTTTCAAGCTGATGTTCTTTTACAGGATGATGGTCAAGGTGCATACATTAAAGAGTGGAATATCTCTGGTGTAGCTAAACCTACTGATGACCAGTTAGCGACATATGAAACTGTTGCTAATACTGCTGAGTCAAATGCTACTGTAGACGCAACTCGTAAAGCTGCGTATGGTGATATAGGCGAACAACTTGATGAAATTTATCATAATATGGACGCTTGGAAAACCAGAATACAAGGCATTAAATCAGATAATCCTAAGAGCTAAAAATGAAAATAGATCTCAAGACTGTATTACCGTACATAGTACTGGCAGCTACCATAGCTATGTCTTGGGGAATGTTTTCTGAAAGACTTAATGCGGTTGAAAAGAAAGTAGATTCCGTAACACAAATGCAACAAGACATTGCCATTATCAAAGAGAAGATAGTGTGGATGGAAAATTGGTTAGTAACAACACCTAAAAGATAGGGAAGGGGGCACGGCTAAATGCCATTCGTAAAATTAACAGCGCCTCCAGGGGTTATCACAGACATCACAGATTACCAAGCGCAAATGCGTTATACTAACGCGGACAAGGTGCGCTTCTTTCAAGGGTATGCAGAGAAGATAGGTGGCTGGACTAAGAGGTTTAGCTCCGCACAAATCAGTGGCGCATGCCGAAACATTCTACCTCATCGCGATCTCAACGGAACCAAGATGATTCTCATGGGAACATCAACCCATGTTTACATTGAGTACTCTGGTGTAGTATATGATGTCACGCCGTATAGAACAGATTCAGCAACACTAACTAATCCCTATACAACGGGAGCAGCAGGCACTAATGAAGTAACAGTCACTCACGTTTCCCATGGTTTAGCAAACACTGACCCAGGTTCTCGTGTGGTTATTGACACGGCAGTTACCTTAGATGGTATTACAATTGCAGCGGGAGAATACGTAGCAACTTATTTAAGTGCTAACACTTACAAAATTACAGGCACAGGAGCAGCAGCATCTGGAGGAGTAACAGGCGGAGGTTCAGTTACATTACGTTACTTAGTAAACAACGGTCCTTCTGATGGTCTAACAGGTTATGGTTATGGTGTAGGTTTATGGGGACAATCCTCTTGGGGTACAGCAAGAAGTACATCAGGTATTGTTTTGTCACCAAGAGTTTGGTCAATGGATGCATGGGGTGAGGACATTGTTGCATCTGTAGGTGGCGGCGAAGATACTATTTATTATTTTGATATCAGCGCTTTTATTGCATCTCCTACTACTTTTCGTGGGACAACACTAGCTTACTATGTCACAAATACTTTAAGCGGTGATGCTTCACAGATTCCATCAAAGGTCGGGCAAGTTATGGTATCTACTCCTGATAGACACCTAATTGCATTTGGTTGTAATCCTGTGGGTTCATCAGACTATGATCGAATGACAGTGCGCTTTTGTAATCAAGAAGATTTTCAAACATGGACACCTCAGTTAGTCAATACAGCAGGTGAACAAAGACTAGGTACAGGTACAAACATTGAGGCTGTTGAAAAAGGGCGTGGTCAAATATTCTTATGGACAGATGTAGATGTGTATTCTATGCAGTTTATTGGTCCACCATTTACATTCTCATTCTCAGTGTTAGGAGAAATCTCTGGTACTATATCCAAGAACGCGGCAACCACAATAGAAGGTGCTTCATTCTGGATGGGTGTGGATAACTTCTACATGTATGATGGTGCTGTGCGTACTTTAGAATGTCCCGTATTGACACACATCTTTAATAACTTTAACCAAGTTCAGCGTGAGAAAGTTTTCTGCGGACAAAACATTAAGTTTAACGAGCTATGGTGGTTCTATCCATCGCAAGGTTCTTTAGATGTAGATAAGTATGTCATCTATAATTACATTGACAAGACTTGGTCTATTGGAGATTTAGGCAGAACAGCTTGGGCAGATTCTAATATCTATTCCAATCCTTTAGCGATTGATTCTTCTGGTATTCAATATAACCAAGAAGATGGGGTAGATGCAGCAGGCAGTGCGATCACTGCTTTTGTGGAAACAGGTTTCTTTAATGGTGATCAGAATGGCGACAATGTTTATTTCTTAGATAGGGTGATTCCTGACATTACATTTAAAAATGGTACAGCCATGAAGTTTACATTAAATAGTAAAATATACCCGCAAGATGCCTTGATAACTAAAGGACCATTTACTATTAACGCAACTGACCCTGAGTTAGATTTTCGCGCTAGAGGTAGATCCTTCCAAGCCAGGTATGAATCTGATACAACAGGAGTGTCATGGAGATTAGGCACGTGGCGTGCGGACGGTAGACAGGATGGATTAAGGTAATGGCATTATACAGCAGACCCGCATACCCAGAACCTTCATACAAAGAAAGAACAGAAGGAAAGATTGATGTCAGAACATATGACGCATTAATACAGGTTTTAAAACTAAGGGATTACTCAGAAGAGAATCCGCCAGTAAAGATAGCAGACCAAACAGAGATTAGAGCAATGGCTTGGTTTTTAGGAGATCATAATTAATGTCAACATTATACAAGTCAGTAGGTTTTACTTTAACCGCAACAACTTTAACTACAATATACACATGCCCAACCGAAACAGAAACTATTGTTAAAACGATACAAACTACCAATCACACCACATCAGGCAATATAGGACTAAATGTTTTTGTTAACAAGAGTGGTACCGATTATGATATAGCTCACCATGTATTAGACAGTAAAGATTCTTTAAATGTTATTGATGGCACGCTTGTCCTTGAGCAAGGTGACATTTTAAAACTACAAGCAGATACAGCTAACAAGCTCAGTGGTTTGGTTTCATTCTTGGAGGTCAGAAGTGATACAAAAAATCCGATATAATTTTCACCGTGCCCCCTTGTATTTAGGGCATAAAAAGGGTATAATATTATGATGCAAGGATACGCAGGTCCAGTACAACAAGGAGATATGGTCGTACGAGCGAACGAAGTTTCGCCAGGTATTACTGCACTCTTATCAAAACAGAACAGGAAGGGGGCACAGGGAATTTATGAACTTCCTGGAGCACAACAGCCAGTCCCTAATTATTACAACATGGCACTAGACAATGTTCAAAACGAGATTCGATCAGCGGCGCGTACGGTTAATGCGATGGCGCCAGAGGGTGAACGACTAGCTTACGTTAACCCACAAGAAGAAGGTATATTAAAATTATTAGGTGGCGCAGGCGAACCACAACCTGTCACAGGTATACCATCATACTATGTTTCGCAATACAGAGGAGGTAAGCCCGATAAACCTATATCTAAATCACCCAGGATTTCACAAGGTTTAAGGGATGCTATGAATAAGCGATCAAAAGATACACCACCACCGCCACCAAGTTCTTCAAAAGACACAGGTAATAAACCATATATTCCTATGGTTGCTGGAGGTATTGGAAAAGATGAATTTAAAGATGACAAAAATATAGATAACAATTATGCACAACAAGCATTGATAAATGCATATGTTGCAGGAGCAGCTAAACAAGCTCAAGGTGCGGCAGGGGGTAATATAGGACAAGATGCACTACGCGGACTGTCTGCTTTAAAAGGACAAGCAAATAAAACTTTCTTTAGCAGTGACTATAATAAAATGTTAAATAGAGCAATGAAGTATGGAGATCCTTTAACTACAGGAAACTATTATTTAGGAAGTGCTGATAATGATCTTAGAAAAGAAGGTATTTTTGGTGACTATGATACAGAAGAAGGTAAGAGATTAAAGTTTGGTTTAGGTGGGGGAGCTTCTAAGATTGGTGACTTCTTTTCTAATTTTGGCTTAATGGGTTTACTAAATAAATTATTCCCAGGGGATGAGATGACTTTCGATGAAAAATTAAAAGCTTACGATGCAATGAAAGCTCAAGAAGAAAAACAACGTATGAGCAAAGATGCTGGAACTGCTGACTCAACTGGAGAAGATGATACAGATACAGATGATGAAGATGAATCAGAAGAAGAGTATCCATTCTTTGGTTATAGAAGAAAGGTACAAGTACCTTTATCTCTTGAAGATATTATGAGTAGATATTATAGTTCTGATCCTGATAGAAAAAATATTTTAGAAGACCTTGATGCTGCTGTAAAAAGAAGGGATGATTCATAATGTTAGATTTTTTATTCGGAACTAAAGAAGCACAACAAACTTCAACAACCTCAGTAGAACTTCCAGAGTATATGGAGAAAGCTGCTAAATCCTTAACGGGAGTAGCAGGTGATGTAGCCAAAGAAGGTTTTATACCTTACACAGGTCCAAGACTTGCGGCTATGTCGCAAGCAGAAAAAGACGCAATAGCCAGAGCCCAATCACAGACAGGTATCGCGGGTACACAGGTGGGGCAAGCTTATACTGCTGCAACAGCAGCGGGGGCACCGATTGGTCAAGCCGATCTCCAAAGATACATGAACCCATACATGACTAATGTTGCGGATATCGCAGCAAGAGAAGCGCGAAAACAATCTGCCATTGAGCAGCAAGGTATCGCAGCTCAGTCTGCGCAAGCAGGTGCATTCGGTGGGTCGCGACAAGCTGTACTAGAAGCTGAGCGTCAAAAAAATTTACAACAAGGGATTGGTGATATCTATGCGCAAGCCCAACAACAAGCTTTTCAAACTGCACTAGGTGCGGCACAACAAGAAAGACAACAACAATTACAATCTGCTTTAGGTATGGCAAGTACTGGTCAGGCAGGTCAAGCAGCAAGACAATCAGATTTCCAACAGTCTATGGGCATTGGCGGGCTACAAAGACAGATGGAACAACAGGCTTTAGACTTGGGTTACTCTACATTTGTACAGGAAAGAGATTACCCAAAACAACAATTAGGATTCTACTCTGATATTTTAAGAGGAGTTCCGACAGGTGAAACAAGAACATACACTGGGACACCAGTCCAACAGCCTAGTTTCTTTTCACAGGCGATGGGTTTAGGTGTGCAAGGATTAGGAGTGGCGGCTAATTTAGGTTGGCAGCCGTTAGGATAATGGCAGATTCATATTCAGATTTTTTAAACTTAGCTGAGACTTTGGGCATACCACTAAATACAAATGATGTAAGTACTATTGCCCCGCAACTTCAAGAGCCTCAATCTAACTTAGATACAGCTTTAAGTGGTATTGTTAGTAATATTAAACAAGGAGAGTTTAATAAAAATCAAGGTCAAGCTATGTCAGACGCGTTAGGAATTATGGATTTGATGGAACAAGAAGGTAATTACAATGTTAAAGATTTAGCCGAAGACATGGAGAAAGCAGGTATAATAACTTTAGACCCTGACACTAATATATTTTCAGAAGGAAACGCAAGACGAGACGCCGCAGATTATTTAGCTAGAGAAAAATCTTTTTCTAAGATACCTGCAGACGATAGATTGCCTTATGATTTTGATATTAAATTAAAAGATAAGCCACCCATCCGAAGTAAAGATAAAAAGGGAGATGCTAAAAAAGAAGAAAAAGTTAAAGAAGATGATAGACCTAAAGAGTTAAAAGATTATTTAAAAGATATCATGTCTGATGGTGATTCTCTGATTGCTTTAGGTAGTGCTATAGCCAGGGGCGAAGGTTTAGTTGGGGGTCTTCAAGACTTTAATGAAGCCAGAAAAGCAACTAAAGCATTGCAAAGAGAACTTGCAACGCAAGACTTCGAAAGAAAACGTCAAACAAAATTAGATGAATACACTATCGCAGCTGCTCAAATGGATATTGCTTACAAGCAAAGTCAATTAACTACAGATGAAATTAAAAACGCGCAAAGTGCTGCACTGTTTGAAGCAACAGCAGAAGGTATAGACCCTACAGACCCTAATTTAACTGAGGAACAGCTATCAAAATATTACGCGATTCTTAATAAGAAAATGGATATGATTATCAATAAAGAGAAACCGATGACTACTGGGGCTTTTGGTGAACAAATAGCCATGCAAGCTATACAAGATGCTGTGGGTGGTGAAGGCACAGGGGCTGTTGGTCAGGGTAATAAACAAATTACCGAATCATATAAAGATTATTAAAGTAAAGAGCTTGGCTCTTGAATACACGAAAGTGTAACAAAAAACATGGCAGAAGAAGTAACATATAAACCTATAAGTGATTCCAACATAGCTAATATACTAGCTAAAAGTTCTGCCATAGCTTCACAAGGAATCGCCGCTCCTCCTAAACCTACAAGTGAACAGCTAAAACAAATGGCTGATTCATCTCCCGAAAATTTAAAATATATATTATTATCTGATGACCCGAATGGTCCTCGCATGGCAGTTCCTAAAGACGCTACAAAAGAAGAAGTACAAGCGTACTTAAAAAATCCTAAACTAGAGCAAAACTTATTTAACCAAGGTTACATATATAAGTTTGGTATTGGAGCTGAACGCTATGACAACCCCAACGACTTAGATGATACTGCATTTACAAAAGGTTTGAAAGGTGGATGGGCTGGTCTTAAACAGATAGGAGCGGGGGCACTCGGAACTGTGGCTGATGTTTTAGGCATGGAAGACTTAGAGAAAGCCACCAATGATGCTATCCAAAGATATCAAATACAAGGGATGGCAGATCAGTTTATCAAAACCAAAGATGGTGAAGTTATTCCTTTTGAAGCATCTATTGAAAAGATATTAACTGAAGAGGATAGAGCCGCGCATTTCTTTGATTGGCTAGGATTCAATGTTGGGCAAGGTCTTGTCACTACTATACCCATCTTCGCTGCTAGTATGGTTAACCCTGCACTTGGCGTAGGTATGGCTTACGGTATGGGTGTGGGTGATTCCAGAATAGCACAGCTAGAAGCTACAGATTTTGAAAAAGCAAACGCAGGATTATCTTTAGCTATTGGTGTACCATACGCGGCAACTGAATATTTATTAGGTGCTGGTAGTATATTACAAAGAATGCTTTATCAAAAGTTTGGTAAAGAAGCTACGCGCAAAGGCATAGATAAATTATTAAAACAGTCTACATCCAAAACCATTGGCAAAGAAACAGGTAAGTCAATAGCAGGCGAATCATTGGCTGAAGGAACACAGGAAGCTCTTGTAGAATCTGCTGGAGTAATTGAAAAAGCTCTTGACACTGACCAAGAAATAATTGCATCTTTATCCGACTTGTACACTGACAAAGATTTTTATAAAAGAGTTGGTGAATCAGCAGGTGCTGGTGCTGCGGGTGGTGGACCATTTGGTATTACTGGTGGTATTGTAAAAAGTTATCAAATAAGTGATATTAAAAATATTGATGCTAAAGATTCTAAAGCTTATCAAGACAACAGAACTAATGATGATAAAGACCCTGTTGTAATAGACAAGTTAGGTGAAGATTATACAAACAATACCTATACTGTTACAGGTATAAGTTCTAGTAAAGATATTGATGACAATGATATAGTAGATGAGGATGGTAATATTGTTACACCTCAATTCCAAGTAATAGGAACGTACGATCGGGGTGGTCAAAGGAAAGTTTTTCTAAAAGACTTAACACCTGGTGCTAAAAATACTTTCGTTGAAACAGATATAAGTGTATTAGATAGTTTAAATATAATAAAAAAGCCGACAGAAGATAAGAAAGCAGATACTGTTGATCCCCAAACAGGTGAGGTTGAACAAACCCCTGTATTTGATAAGAGAGAAGATTATGAAAAGATAAATGTAAAACCTCTAACTGATAAGAAAAGAGAAAAGCTCATGAACATCTTAAGAGGTAGAGGATATACAGATTCGCAAATGGAATTAATTGAAGCGCAAGGACCAAGGGCTTTATCACATGAAGTAGAAAGTGGTTCCAATTATTTAACACCAGAAGAAATACAACAGCTAGGTCAGCTTGGTTACTTACAAGAGATAGAAGGTGAATTTTCTTTAGAAGTTCCACGTGGTGGACCACGTGCTATTTATACTCCAGCAACATTAAAAGAAATACAAGAGAATACATCTGTAAATAAAAAGACTGGCAAAACTGCTGGACGTGAAATCTTAGAAGAAATAATAAACAACAAGGTAGAAAATAAACCGCGTACCTCACCTATTAGAGAGCAAGTCGGAACTACACCCGCCGTGCCCCCCGTCCCTCAGGAAGAAATTGTTAATCAAGCAGATGAGAAATTAGCTAAAGAAATATCTAAAGTAAGCGAACAGCTTAGAAATCCTAAACTAACGGAAGAGAAAAGGCAAGAGCTACTTAGCTACAGAGATGTTTTAAATGAGGCATCTGGCGATGTGATGCAACAAGAAGCGCGAGACAGGTATTATGATATGCAAATACTTGCTAATAGAATTGGGCAAGAAAACCACACACCCGCGGCAATTGAAGGTTACAAAAAAGCGATTGAAGGATTGCGTAAAAGAAAAGGAATTACAGAAGAAGATAGAGCTGCAGAAATAAATAGATTCCAAGCTTTGATTAATAGAGCAGAAGGAGACTTAAAAAACTTTAATGTGTTGTATACTTCTTTCGGTTATAAACCTTTAACAAGGCAACAGCTAAACAGAATAACACAAAAGTCTTTCCCAAACAAAGGCAAAATTCGCGCGCTTTATCAAGGAACAAAAGAGAAACCAATTATCAAACCTATAGAAGTTTATTCTGTAGATGATTCTACTACTAGAGCACAAGGTGAATTACGCCGAGAAATTAATGACAACAAGATTAAAGCATTACAAAATAAAACTTACTGGGGAACTGTAGGGCATACATTCTGGAATACAGGATCTGGCTCAATCCCAGGGGGCACGCTGGATGGGGGTAAGTCTGCGTTTTTATATCTCAAGCCTAGTGTATTTTTACGATTAGCCACTAGTGGGGCTGACACAAGCATAGAGCGTCAAAATCAATTACAAGAACAATATGGTAAGGGTGCCCAAAATGGTATTACTCCACCGTATTTAAGATTAAAGTTACGTTACACAGATGCGGGTAATCCAATCCTAAGTGTTACAGGGCACGAAGGAAGACATCGAGCAGTATATGCTAGCAGATTAAATCCAGACAAACCCATACCAATTCAGATAGAAATACGTGACGAAAATTTAAAAGCTTTATTTTATGATACAACTATACCAGGGTATAAAGGCAGAAGAGACTACGGAGATTTTGTAGGAATTATTCAAGAAGCAGGTATCGAGACTCAAGATTTGGTTATAGATAATATGGACGGTAATCCAGAAATGTTAACTAATCTAGATTTAGATATTGGTGGTTTTGTATATAATAATGGTGAAGTAAAACTTGGTAGAATATTTAAAAGAGATGATGACTACAACCCAGATCAATTAGTAAACAGTATTAATGACTTGGGTGTTGTTGGTTATCTAGAAACACAGGAAGAGAAAGCTCAGTTTACAAAAGAAGCTGAGAAGGATTTAATGCGTATTTATCTAGCGATGCGTGCTGAGTTAGATAATATGGGATTAGACTATGTCAACCTGGCTATCCTCAATAGGTGGTTAGATAACTCTAGAACTAGACTAGGCAAATTTATTGGCACTTACGATGTTGCAACAGAAGCTATGGATTTTCAGAATCCTCAAGTCATAGAAGTGCTAGGTAAGAAGTATGATAATCTATCATACGAGAGCAGATTGAATAGTTTGATGGTAACACTTAGACATGAAGCAATGCACGCCATGTTTAGAAGTGGTTTGTTTACAGACAAAGAGCTTAACATGTTAAAAGAATTTTCTAAGAAACATTGGGTAGATGCTTTTAATGTTAGAAAAAACTATAGTGGTTTGCCTGGCATGACTGAAGACATAATTATAGAAGAAGGTATTACTGCAGCATTTGGTGCTTATATTAACAAGAAGTATGTTCCAAAAGGTAGGCTGGCGAAAGTATTTGAAAGATTAAAAGCTTTCTTCTTAGGCTTATCAAGAGCACTATTTAAAACAGGTTATACAAATCCTGCTCAATTATTCGATGCAATTGATAACGGAGAATTTAAAAGAAGAATGCAAGAGCGTAAACGTTTAGTATTAAATAATACTATAGCGAATAACACCCAACAAAGTTTAGAGAAACGTAGCCCTTCAACAAAAATTAAACAAAGACGAACTCCATTTGTTGCTATTACTGACATACCAGAATCGCAACCAGGATACAACTACAGCCAAGAATATATTGATGAACCATCTTCCCCAGAGATAGATAAGTATATACCAGGCACACGCCAAAGTTTAAGATCCTCTACTCGACAAATGGAAAATGACATTGCTAGAGAATCACGAGCAGATGAAACAAATACAGCCTCACCTGAAAGTATTGGCACACCTGCGCGTATATTTTCCCACGCCAGAGTATGGGCTAAAAAATATCCTGTGTTTGAAAAGCTATTTAGTGCTGTAAGTTCACGTGATCAAAAGTCTAGAGAATTACAAAGTCAATTCGTAGCAACCTTAAGTAAAAAGTTTATGAAAGTAATGCGTAATCCAGAGTATGCTAAACTAATTAATAAAGCATTAGAAATATCTCAGCAAGTTAAGGGTCGTTACAGGATGAATGAGAATGGTCAAATAATTTTTAGAGCTGAGAGAAATGGAGATGGCGGAGATAGTACAGTAAAAGCAGGAGAAGTTGTAGTATTGGAAGGTGACTTAGCGGAAGCTTATGAGAATGTGCAAGAGGCTGTACAAATGATGCACAAAGAAATCGTTAGAGGTTTACTAGCTAATGATTCTGCTACAGATTTATTATCAAATACTATTCAGACTTTAATAACTTTAAATGCTATAGATGTAGATGCTAAAACATTTTTAAATAATACTAAATCAATTACTGAGCTCACTGAAAATGATTATGAAAATTTAAGTTACACAGACATACTTCAATTAACTAATGCTGTAAAAGATTTTAAGGAAGCTGTGGGTGATAACGCGGAAATATTAATTAACTTACAGCTAACTGCTAAAGAAGGTCAAGGTGTTATTGCTAGATTAAATACATTACTAGGACAGGCTGATAAAGAGGGGGCACCTGGGACTGGATTGTTGGCACTTACTTCTGAGCTGAGAAAGTATAATGACTTCACAAAGACAGACTATGTACCACTACAAAGATACGGCAGTCATTACATTGTCGTAAAAGATAAAGACGGTAAAACCGTAGATTATAGAATGTTTGATAAGGTACGCTTTGGTGTTGTCAAACAAGATGAAGAAAAAGAAGTTAGAGAAGCATTACAAAATAAATACGGAGGTAACCCTGATGTAACTATATCAGGAACTAAACCTGTTACTATTAATGATTTAAGAAGAGATGTTCAAGCTGATCTAAATACTATAGACGCAGCCGCACAATTTTTATCAGACACTAATAAAGAAAAATATAATGAAATAAGAAAAGAAATAGAAACAACTTTAAATAAAGGTACTGATATTACTAATGGTGTAGTCCAAGGATACAGTGCTTTCATACAACCGCGTAAACAGTCGGGAGGTATACCAGGATACAGTACTGATTTCGCAAGAGGGTTGACTCAATACGGTTTAGCCAGCAGTAACTTCGCGGCAGGTAATAGATTCAATAAAACTATAGCAGACGCTTATCGAGGTACGCAAGATCCTAAGCAAGCAGATGTTAGTTTACGTGATGCTTCTAGTAAGTGGTACAAATATGTTATGGACCCAAAACAAGAGTTAGCCCAAATTCGTAGGCTAGGTTTCTGGTATTATTTGGGAGGTAATATATCTTCTGCTTTCTTACAGCTAATGAGTATTGTACAATTTAGTGGTCCAATTTTAAGCACAATATCTGGGCAGAAACAATCCGCAGCTGTTGAGTTAGTGAAAGCATTTAATGACGTAAGAAAAATGTTAGTGTTCAATGGTAGAAAATTTGAAGATGTGTTCTTAAATTTTGATAAGTTACCAGAAGATGTCAGAGAAGATGCTATGGCTGACATATATAATGGTACAATCAAACAAGGTATGGCAGCACACGAAGCAGGGATGCCTGTAGGTGGTGGCACAGTTAGCCAAAACCAAATTAGACAAAGGGCACTAAGAACATTTGAGAACACTGTCATTGGTGGTGTCTTTAATACCTTCGAAACAATTGCACGTTTAACTGCATATATTGCCTCCCACAGGATGATGCAAAAACCAGACGCCATGGAAAGCGCAGTTAACTTCTTTAATACAGACGCAGATTTTAGAGGAAACGTAAATAGAAATGGCGGAGTCGCTACACCTAGAATAGTAGCGCAACAAGTATTAGAAGAAACTTTTGGTGTGTACGGTAAATTAAATAGACCACAATATATGCGTGGTTGGGGTTCAGCTTTCTTTTTATTCCAAACTTACATAAGTCAGATGTTTAGCTTAATGACTAGAATGTTATTAAGGCAAGGTACACCTGCGCAAAAAGCGGCGGGCAGAAAAGCTTTAGCTAAAATGTTAGTTATGATAATGATTACTGGTGGGTTTTTTGGTATGCCTGGCATGGATGACGCTCTTTGGGTTAAAGATTTATTAACTAGGTTAGTAACAGGAATAGATAGAGATTCAAGGTCAGAGTTTAGAAATATGCTAGCTGAAGTATCGGGACCTAAGGTAGCAGAATTTTTTGAGAATGGTATTATAAATACTCTAGCAAACGTAGATGTGCAAAGAAGATTATCTTTCGGAGCTGTACCAGGTTCTGGACAAATGAGAGCCGTCTTGAGTATGATGGGATTAAATACTGGAGCAAGAGCTGAAGAATTTTTAGGAGCACCTGGTGCTATTTTTTTCCAAAATGCTAGAAATATTCTACAAGCTTACGAAGCTACAGGAGAATTTCCTGCGAAAGAATTAGCATATGCAGTAACCCCCACGTTTCTTACTAACTTATTGAAAGCAAATGATATTGCAGAAGATGGTAGAGTAGAGAGTAGATATGGTACAGTGCTAACTGAAGACGCTACTTTATATGACGCTTTCTTACAAGGTATAGGTTTTTCACCTACTAAAATTACAAAGGAAAGAGAGTTGCTTAGATTAGAACGTTTAAATTCTGGAAGAAATTCTCAAGTACAATCTAGAATGAATAGAAAAGTTACTACCGCTTACAGAAAAATATTTTTAGGTATGATTAAAAAGGATTTTGAATCACAGCTAGAAGGTCAAGAGGATTTAAAAGAGTTATTAATAGAATTATATGCATACAACTCTAGGCAAGATTGGACAAACCAATTGAATGTTGATGTGCAAAGATTAGCTATGGAAGCGATGAAAGATTTATCAAAAGAATACAGAGTTCTAAAAGGTGGCTCCACAAACATACAACAAAATTTGAAAGACGCAGAAGGTCTGGGCGTAGAGTATGATTTCCCTAGCCCAAACCCTCAATAGTTTAGCACATCCAAGAAACCCAATCTTTAGATTTCTTTTTGATAGGCTCATCAACTACTACAGGCACTTGAAAAGTAACACCATATTCTGGGTGGGTAAACCATAAAGCTTGTTGAGGTCTCTCAGATGTGAATCGGTTTGAGTAAGCGTATTCATCATAACCCTTTGTAGAGCCATTAACGATACACCCCTTTAATGATATGTACTGATGGTAGTGACCCATAATTACATAGTCAATTGTTTTATTTTGGTTGTGGTATTCCTGTTTAATCTTCTGGACACCACGTGCAATAGGTCCAAGCATTCCCACAATTCCCGTGCCCCCCGCTACTCCGAGGCGATCACCATGGGTCAATAAATAGTTAACACCATACACTTTATATACTGTATCAAAACCTGTAGGTATTTGGAACTGTATTCTCTTATCATTTTTAAAATGCCTAGATAATAAATTGTATAACATCCAATCGTAATTAGTTTTCGCGGCTTGCTTGTGGCGGTATTGTTTATATGTGCGAGAGTGGTTACCAAATGTACAAGGTACAAACACTTTACCAAATACATCTGCAAATTTACCTAACGCCCATGTTAAATTGTCTAGTAAATCTAAGACGTGTTCTATATTAGAACCATCATTACTTTCAGCTAGCTCATCATGAATATCACCCGAGATCATATCACCACCTAACGCACAGATAATACCAGGATACTTAGGGTTAACCATGTGGTTAGTACATAAGTCTATGGTTGTATTGATAACGTTCTTGAATCTTCTTAATGCTATGGTTCTATCATACTCATTGATATTATTGACCGCTTCTTTATAGACTACTTCACCCCAGTGAAAGTCAGATAGGAATATAGTAGGCACACCAGGTGCCCCCTTGGCAGGCGTATTCTTTGTCAACCACTTGGGTGGTTTGACTACATGATTATCTGCTTTAAGTAGGCTGTCTTTCAGTTTCTGGTGGGAAAGATTTTCTTTAGCTAGTAAATCTACTTGTCTTTTAATGTCACGAATTTCTGCGTCGTGTGCGTACTGCTGTTCAATCAGTGCTGCCTCAGCGTCGGGGGGCACCGTTGTAGGTTTAACACCCTGTAGTTGGGCTTGTTCAATTCTCTCTATGAGAGTAGTGCGCGGTATTCCTAGTTCCCTAGAGGCTGCCGCTTTGTTGCCTTTATTTCTAATGACTGCATTTAGAGCGTCAATTAGTATGCTTTTTGCTGTAGTTTTTGCCATAATTATCTCCTGTAGTGCGCGAATATTACCACGTTTTTTCACCCTTGTCAAGCAAATAATGATATGGTATACTCTTTGTATGAAACTCACAGAAGAAATAAAAATAACAGCACCTGTTGTTAAAATTGGTGGTGATGCAGTAAAGGTTGAAGCACCCCAATCAGAAGCCTCATCTGATTCTTCACCATCTAAGTAAGGATATATCATGAAAAACCAGAGAGTAAGAAAAGAACCATTGGGTAAGGGAGTGGATAAATACAGAGAGAAAGTACGTTATCCTAATTTAGAAGTAGCTAGACCTTATGTTAAAAAAATATCAAAAGCTATTGATACAGTTAAAAAAACTTATGAAGATATTAGAGATAAAAAGACTGTTAAAAATCCAGTTAAAAGAAAACAAATTAAAATAGCTAGAAGAAAAGATTTAGAAAAGAAATATAAATAATGCCAATCACTAGAGCACAAACATATCAGCAAATTAAAAGCGGTACAAAAAAGAAACCTAAAAAGAAAAAGTTTTCTACACCAGGCTCTAGAGCTAGGGCTAAAGCTGGTAAGATAAAGAAAGCTATTCTATCTCAACAAAGAGGAGAAAAATCTCCGCAAGGTAGAGTAGTAATGAGAGGATTTGTTAAGGCACTATATGATAAAGTCAAAAACAAAAAGTAAATCTACCGTAAACAAAGCAGGTAATTATACTAAGCCTAGTATGAGGAAGGCATTGTTTAATAGAATAAAAGCTGGCGGAAAAGGTGGAGCCCCAGGACAGTGGTCAGCACGCAAAGCACAAATGCTAGCCAAACAATATAAATCAAAAGGCGGAGGTTACAAATCATAGGATGGAATCAATTTGCAAATCTTGTGGGCACAATTGTCACTGCAGTAACTCCTCTCAATGCCATTGTGGTTGCGCAAATTGCGCACACGGAAAGGAATAAAAATGCCAAAGGGACCAGGAACATACGGAAGCAAGGTGGGGAGACCTGCCAAAAAGAAAACAAAAAAACCAGCAATGGGACCAGCTGGAAAATTGACAGCAAAACAGAAAAAGCTACCCGATTTTCTAAAGGAAAAAATACAAAAGTCAAAGAAGAAGTAATGGCGTTAACTAAATCACAGAAAAGTTTAAAGGCTTGGACCAAACAGAAGTGGCGTACTAAATCTGGTAAGCCATCTACTCAAGGTCCAAAAGCTACAGGTGAAAGATATTTACCATCTGCCGCTATCAAGTCTTTATCCTCTGGTGAATATGCAGCGACTACCGCTGCGAAAAGAAAAGCTAAAGCTGCTGGTAAACAACATGCATCGCAACCAAAGAATATAAAAAAGAAAACTAAAAAATTTAGGAAGGTATCGTAATGTTTAATTTATTAGTAGGTCCTCTGGCATCTCTACTAGGAGACACAGTTAAAGGATTTGTAGCTACTAAGAAAGCTAAAGCTGATTTAGCTTTAACAGAAATAAAAGCACAGAAAAGTTTAAAGGAACAACAGATCGCAGGAAAGATTGGATGGGAAGCATCCGCTGTAGATCAAATGAAAGGGAGCTGGAAAGATGAAGTAATTTTACTAGCCCTGTTAATTCCAGCGGTGCTAGTTTTTATTCCTGGTTGGACACCGCATATTAAAGCAGGGTTTGAAGCCTTGCATAGTCTACCAGATTACTATAAACATTTATTATATATCGCCTGCTCAGCTAGCTTTGGTATCAAAGGGGCTAAAGGTGCTATGGGATTAATAACTAAAAAGAAATAATGTATCAATTAGAAATATTCACATATAAGATTATCGCTAGTGTATATAAACTATTTGAAAAAGAAAAACCTAAAGATGAACATGAAGTTCATTGGGGTATAGGAGGCAGATAATGTTTGAAAAACTTAAGGAGAGAATAAAAGAACACGAAGGATTTAGGTCTTATGTTTACAAGGATTCATTAGGATTCGCAACCATAGGATACGGTCACTTGGTAACAAAGGAGGACAACTATGAAGAAGGTATTGAATACAGTCAAGAACAACTTGATGCCGTCTTTGAAGATGATTTTGAAAATGCCTGTGATTGCGCTCAATTGGTCGCTGACAATTTTAATATCAATTTTGACGAGCACCCAGAACCTGTTAAAGAAGTTCTTATAGAAATGGTATTTCAGTTAGGTGTTGGAGGGGTAAGTAAGTTTAAGAAATTTCTTGGACACTTGTCTACTAACACCTATCATTTTGCCGCGGACGAAATGCTCAATTCACGTTGGGCAAAACAAACACCTATGCGTGCAGAAAAATTATCATATACAATTAGAGGACTAGCCTACTAACGTGGCTTTCCTAGTAGCCAATGTGCCGCCTGTTGAAGTCCTTGTTAAGAAGGAATATCTTTATGACTTTCAGAGGGGGCACGGTGAATACGAACCAGGGTTATGGATCACCGCAAAATCTATCCAAGGTCGCGCATTATATTTTGAGACCTATCTCTATGAGACGGGAGCTCTATATGATAAGCTTCCTATCTCGGCTTTTGTTTGGAAAGAAACGAAGGAAGAGATGGAACTTGAAGACCTAGAGCTTTGGGACTGTTTCAGCTACCACATCTCAGTTATACAAAAGGTGAGTGTAGGGTCGGGGAAATGTAAATACAAGGCTCCAAACGGGAATTTTTATTATGGGGAGTATTTATATACTATAGATAGTTGTCATCCCGAATATAATATACCAGATATTGGGTATTCTGAGGTACCTACACAACATAAGTCCTTTAATATAATACAATTAGACAACGGATATTTCGCCGCTCAGCCTAACAATCGGGTAATATTCTACGATAAGTCTTTATCCCCAAAGAAGATGAGGTTCCCAGACTACAAGGTTTCAACTATTGAATATGGTGTGGAAAATAAATCTAAGTACACCGCAGGGGATGATACTAATTTCTTTTATGAGTTCGAAGAACAAAGCTAGGCAAGAAGCCTAGCCCATTCCTCTTATAATTTACTTCTGTGGTATTCTTAATACGTTAGGGAAGTATTGATTTTCTTTATAAAAATTAAAAGCCCAGTACCAATCGTCTTTATATTCTGCTCTCGCGTACTGTTCTAATTCTGAGTCTCCGTCTGTTCCTGCAGTATTAAAGATGTTTAAACATCTATTAACAAATGAGTTAGTTACGGAGAAAGTTCTTGGGTTTGCCATAGTTTCTCCTTTATTGATATCTCAGCCAAGGCTCTCCAGTAGTCCTTGTCTTTGATTGAGAGTGTAGCAAACTTTTGCTTAGAAGTCAAGCGTCTACTGCTGAATAGCAGGTATAGCTTTTTTGCAAGGCTATCGTATTTAGTTTTAAAAGGATAAGTATCTGTTTTCATTTTGCTCCTGTAATAAAAAAAGGAGCCAGCATTTCTACCAGCTCCTTTGTACGGTTGTGGAAAAAAGAGATCCCCAAACTGTTCTTAAACATATCGTCTAAGAGAAGTAAGGTTCTTCGTGCCCCCCTGTCTCCAATTTAATCTTATAGTAATAATACCATAAGTTAGTCAATTTGTCAAGAGGAAAATGCATCACCCCAATCTCCTTGAACTGCGCCCTTTGCGTATTCAGTAGCTCTAGTTTCGAAGAAGTTTTCGTGTGCCTGTCCGTTGACAATATAGTCTACCCATTCCAATGGGTTTGACTTTACTCCGTAGTTAGGCTTCAAGCCTAGCTGAAGTAATCTTCTGTCCGCCATATAATGTACATAGTTCTTAACTTCTTGAGGAGTTAAGCCTTCGACTGGACCCTGCTCAAATGCTAGATCAATAAACTTTTCTTCCAAAGTTACCATGTCTCTACATATATCATACAGTGACTTTTTAAATTGATCATTCCAGATGTGTGGCTTCTCATCTAATACAGTATGTAAAAGTTTAATCATGTTTTCAACGTGGTGATTCTCATCTCTGATAGACCACGCTACAATTTGCCCCATACCTTTCATCTTACCGAAGCGCTGAAAGTTTAGTAGCATAATAAATGAACCAAACAATTGCAAGCCTTCACCGAATGCAGAGAACACTGCCATGTCACGAACGATCTTCTCTTCTTCCGTGCCCCCTTTATTTTCCCAAAGATAGTTATGTTTGTCTGCCATCTCTGCGTACTCTTGGAATGCTTTATACTCTCTGTCATCCATACCAATAGTATCATTCAGCAGTGAATAACTATGCGCATGGTTAGCCTCCGACGTAGCAATAGCGGATAACATCATACGCACTTCTGGTTTCTTGAACATGGGTATATACACATCCATATAGGCTTGTGCAATGTCTACGTCACCTTGGGTAAAGAACGTTAAAATCTGTTTCACTAGATTCTTTTCTGCATCATTCATCTTAGAGTTCCAATCATTTACATCTTCATGCAATGGAACTTCACTGGGTAACCAGTGCATCTTTTGTTGTTGGTCATAGGCTTCAAACGCCCATGGATATTCAAATGGTTTATAGTACTCTCTTCCGTTAAATACTGACATATATTCTCCTTATGCTTCGCAAGCCACGCATGCGGCTTCTTCTTGTTGATAGTCTTGTCTTATAGTTCTTTCTATCTGGTTAGATAGATTTTCTACTTTCTTTAAAGCTTGGCTTCTCATGTAGTAAAGTGTTTTTACTTTACCTTTCCACGCCCTCAAGTGAATACCATGTAATGTTTTGGTGTCCACGTCTGGCGGTAAGAACAAGTTTAAACTTTGTGATTGACAGATGTATTGTTGTCTGTCTGCCGCTAGATCAACTAGCAACCTCTGGTCCATCTCGATAGCTGTTTTAAATATAGATTTCTCTTGTTCTGATAAGAACTCTAAGTGCTGTACACTACCCCCATTAGTCACAATAGATTTCCAAACTTCTTTATTGTTTCTATCATGCTTTAATAATACTCTCTCTAAGTATTTATTTTTCATAAGGAATGTACCGCTCAAAGTCTTTTGAGAAAACGCATTTGCGCGTAGCGGTTCGATAGATGGAGAAGTTCCCCCACAAATTACAGATGAAGAAGCATTAGGAGCAATGGCAATGACATGTGAATGTCTTAGCCCTGTGCCCTCCATGTCTGCGGGAGAACCCCTCTCTGCTCCCAGCTTTTGATTAGCAGATTGAGCCTCTTTGTTTATATGCTTAAATATATAGTCATTGATATCTTTAGACATATCATCATCCATTGCTACTTCTCTCTTCTGAAAGTAACTATGTAACCCCATTGTACCCAAGCCAATGGCTCTTTCACAACGCGCTGAGTTAACTGCACGCCACATGTAAGAGGGGGCACTTGTAATGAAATGCTCTAAAACATTGTCAAGCATACGCACCAAATCTTCTATGAATAATTTATTATCTTTCCACTCATCAAAGTATTCTAAGTTCACTGAGGATAAACAACACACCGCAGTTCTATCTTTTGCAGTTGGTAGTGTAATCTCAGAACATAAGTTTGAGTGATTAAATTTTAATCCCAGTTTCTTCTGTGATTCTGGCAGTGCTGCATTCACTGTGTCAATGAATGAGATATATGGCTCGCCTGTAGCTATCCTTGTTTCTAGAATCTTAATCCATAAAGTTCTAGCATCAAGAGTTTTAATAACTTGTTTAGTATGGGGATCAATTAAATCCCAAGCCTCGCCTTTTTGTACAGCCTCCATGAAAGCATCTGATACATTGATACCGTGGTGTAAGTTTAAATTTTTTCTATGGATATCTCCGCCTGTAGGTTTTCTCATTTCAATAAACTCTACAATCTCTGGGTGTGATACATCCATGTAGGAAGCGTAGCTACCACGGCGTGTTGCGCCTTGATGAAAGGCAGTCATCTGTGAATCGACCACGTGCATGAAAGGAATAACTCCTGTAGTTTTATTACCAATACTTGTAGCCATACCCTGTGATCTAACATCACCCCAGTAGCCACCAATACCGCCGCCCATACTAGACAACCATATGTTCTCAGTATAGTGATCTGCTAAACCTTCACGTGAATCATCTACATAATTTAAGAAGCAAGATATAGGTAGCCCTCGTGTTGTACCTCCGTTGGATAGAACAGGTGTGGAAAACATAAACCATAACTTACTAGCGTAGTCATATAATCTTTGTGCGTGTGCTTGATCATCCGCAAATGTTTTTGCTGCTCTGGCAAAGCCGTCTTGAGGACTAGCCTCAGTAGGTAGTAAGTATCTGTCTTTTAGTATTATTTTGCCAGACTCTGTCAAGAGTTCATCGCGAGAGTAGTCTATATTTATTTTCATGTTTGCTCCTTTATTAATTTTGAATGTTTCTCGAGGCGAGTTTGCCATCCTATCACAACTTAACGGGAAACACAAGACCGTCTTGTACTTTTATATATCCCGCTTCCTCCATAGCTTTGACAGTCTGCTCAGATTCACCAGGTGCGAGAGTTCTTCGAAGAAGTTCTCGCTTAAAGTGTCGAAGGTGGATGTATCCTTGCTTCGAATTTGTCATGGTTTCTTTAGACCATACTGCCATATCTTGCGCTAGTTTACCCGCCCTAGCCATTCCAAAGCCTGCCAACGCACGAGGCATAGCCTCTTCTACTTCAAACATTAAGTCTTTAGTTCTCTGCCAATGGTCCCAAGTAATAATCTTATCCTTGGAACTGCTGGCTGAGATAGCTAGAGATACTTTAATAAAGTGTGATACTCTACGTTGTGTATACTCAGCTAAGTTTGCATCAGTTGGTATTGGATCAAGTCCTGTTTCAATATCTTGATTGATCTTATCAAATGCTCGGTCATCAAATCTCATTGGTCCATACATCTTAGCAATCTCAGCTAAGTCATGTCTGAGATTTACAATAGTTGCATCAGATACTCTATCTTGTAATAAAGATTGAGGAATCTTTTCACCATCATAAAACACAGGAATGATTCTAGATAATAGACCTTGTGATCTGGCATCTTCTGGTAAGTTATCCACGAACTGCTCGGGTGTAGCACATGCGATCCAATTTAAACAAGGACCTTTAATAATATGCTCACCCGCAGTCTTGGTCTTATGTGAGTATTCTTCTTTACTATCCCACATATCAGTCAAGAACATTTGTAGGTAACGCTCATGTCTTGATAGAAATGTACCAAGCTCTGAAGTTACTAATGTCAATGACCCATCAAAAAATTCTTCACCCATTGTAGATAATCTCATGTCTAGTCTTGAAGCCTTAGACATATCCACTGCTAATTTTTCTGGGGTAATTCTATCCTGTATACAATACAAAGGAAACTCTTTCAAACCGTACTCAGCTAACCCCGAATTAAAATTCTCGTGATCTGTTTTTGTACCTATAGGTGTTGTTAGTTTACGAAATATTTTACTGAATGGTAGAATCAAACTTACTGATTTGTTTCGCCCAGGTCCAGCCACAAGCACGACGAATATATTCGCACGTATATCGTAGTTAGCCATAGGCATCCACACTCTTCTACCTAATGCACCAGACACAGATGACAGTGCCGCCCAAGTTCTAAACAACTTAGGTATCGGACTTTTTTCTGTAGCCTTTACACATGCATCTATATAGTCTTTATATATTCGCGCCATCGTGCCCCCTTTCCCATGTTTTCATATTCTTCCATGTGTTACCCACCTCTACAGAGGAAGGTATCACCAGTGTTCTAGTACCTACTTGAATAGGATTAGTCATACACTCAACGATCTTAGGCATCAGCTCATCTACCTTTTCAGTAGGAACCTGTCCTAAAATCGCGTCGTGTACTTGTCCCAATACTTGAACACCATCATCACATAACTCATTCCACACTCGATATAATCCCATGTTCAATAAATCACCAATAGTAGATTGAGGTACGTAAGCAATAGCACCACGTAATGTAGTGGCATCATCCAGCCTGCCCCAGAATTGTCTGCGTCTACCAATAGGAGTAGTTAGTGTCCCAGTATTTAACAACTCATTTGCTATACTGTCATGCCATTTACGTATTCCAGGGAACGCGCCAGGCACATCAACATACTGAGTCTTTTCACCATATACTTTACCATATGCTAGAAGCTCATCAAAACCAGCTTTAGGATCTTGTTGATGCCAGCGATTGACAGAATCAAGACTGACCACTCCACCATAATAAAGTAATTGGAATCGTGTAGCATGTGCTACTTTAATCTTCAGATGTCTAGCCAAAGACGCGGCTGACAAACCATAGTTAGTACCATGACCTGCGCGCTTACACATATCCCTAAAACTAAACTGTAAGTAATAAGGATTCTCGGCTAGCTGTCTCTCTTGTTTAGGATCGCCACTCCAACCCATGTTTTTCCAGACCATTTTAACCACAGTGGTATGCAAGTCACCACTCTCACAAGCATCAATATATCCTTGGTCGTCTGTTAAGTAGGCAACCACACGGGATTCCGCTTGCTCTAAGTCTGCGTAGAACATAGTCATACCTTCATCGGGTATAAATATTTCGCGCAAGTCTTTCGTTATGTTTTGAAGATTAGTTCCTGTACCCCAAGGGGCTTCTGAAGATGACCAACGACCTGTCTCTGTACCTGCCACATTATAAGAACAACGAATACGATTATCTTTGTCTCTATCTGTATCAAGCACACCAAGTTGTTTGTCGATATCGCGCAACGCAAGGATAGCGTTGGCAAATACTTTTGCTCGTGGGTAGTTCTCTCTTAGTTTTTCAAGAGCCTCACGATCTGTTGAAACTTTTGACTTACCTTTTTTATATGACATGATCTTAGGTATACCTAAGTGTACATAAAATAAATCCTGTAATTGTTTTGGTGAGGCGTGGTTTAAGTCTTTACCTGTTGCCGCTTGTGAAAAGAGATTCAACATTCTCTCTAATTTCAAACGCGCTTTTTTCAAGGGGGCACGCATGTTCCTAACTTTCTCTAAGTCAACGCGTAAACCCTTCTGCATCATAGCCATCGCAGGCTTGAGGCTGTCTAGTTCAAACTGATATGTCTTGGTTGTAGTATCGTCTAGTTCTTTCTTGATCTTCTGCCAAATCTCTAGCGTTACCGCACAGTCAAGGGCGCAGTAAGTCCAGAGTGTTTGCTCAGAATCTAGCTCGATATTTTGTATATCTACGTTCTTTATTATTTTTGCCATTGCTTTTGTCTCCTGTGTTACTCATAGTCTCTCTCAATTATCATGTCGATATAGTGTTTTGCTTTTAATAAATCTTGTTTGCCTCCTTTGTCTTTATGCCTGCAGATATATTTGATTGCGTTACCTTCTGCAAAAAGAAAATTGTTTTGATTAACGAACTCAGAGGGTTGTATCTTATATTTTTTGTAGTGGTCACCGCCCACCTGTGTACTGTATGCTGTTGTTGCTTTATTATTTGTATAACTCATCTATGCCACCTATAATATTAAATATTTCTTCCCTTACATTCTTCGCATTTAATTGTGCATAGTCGCACACAATACTGAAATCTTCTGTCTTTCCTCTCAGCCAAATCTTGGCTCGTTCTTTGTTTGATAAACTCTCTCGGGACTTGTTCTCTGTGAGAAAGTCTGATATCGCTTGGTCTATTACTGATCTCCACAATCGTACTTCACTTTCGATAGTTACTAAATCATTTGGTATATGTAACTCCGCAAAGTATGGAGCACGTTTGGTCATTATTACATCTATTCATCTCTCTTAGTACTCTTTGAAAACTTAGCCATAGTTTTCCAAGCACCCTCGTTTGTGTATATCGAACCTAAAAAGCCTAAGCCTTTCTGTTGTTCGGGCTGTAGTGCATGCTGGGCATGCATTGTATCGTGGATAGTTCCATTGACTGTGATGTTGTATTTATATTCTAACCACGACACATCATACGTTTGATTTTGAGCGACCTTAGTAATCTTCTCGTTCTCAAGAACACGCTTTATCCAAGCCCAAGCTCGTTGCTCATGGGCAGGGTCGGTCCAATAGTTTTGGAGTACGTTGCGCTTGTCTTTGAATGGTATAACGAGAGCGACAGTATCGCTTGGAGCGAAACCAATACAAGTAATAAAACCGCCCCCTGTTTCAATGTCGAAACTGAGTGGCTGATCTGTGTTATTCTCTCTAATAAATTTTTGTTCGAAGTCCTCGAGGTCTTTGATGTCTGGTTCAATCCATAACTCTCTTTCTTTTATTTTGATTTGTGGTGTGTTGGATTCCTCGACAGCCTTCCTAATATCTGCTAAGACAATAGGACGGAAGTCGAAGTTTCTAATAACGGCACTAGGACTAAACGTAGGCATAACTTTGGTCCCACCTGTGAGGTCCGATTTAAGAATGGTTCCCCTGTAAGTACCTATCTTGTCTAGTCCTGTCAGCGCCCATAACGCAACGCTACCCATGGCAATAATGACATTAGGTTTGCACGCGTTAAGCTCGTTTTGCAACCGCTCTAATTCACTCTCGTATTCTTCTTTTAAAAAGCCGAAGCCATGCACAGGATACTTGGAGCGCCACTTATTCTCTTTACTAAACTTAGAATAGTTCTTCTTGTTCATAAAGAAATGGGCGGGGTTCTCTTGTGCAGGCTTCTGAGCGAGAGCATGCGTAAGCAAACAGTTCTCCACATTTAGTTCTAATATCTCACACATTTTGTGAAACATTTTTCCCGTACTACCAATCATGATTTCACCAAGACGTTGCTCATCCGTAGTTGGAAAATCAAATACGAAAGCTATCTTGCAATCACCGTTAGGTTGTTGTGAAGGTACTGTCTGCTTAGTCATGTTAGAGTATTCTCTTTACTGTTGGTTGTAGAATATCTTTATTCTGCCCCACCATCTCGTGCTTGATTAAGCCCTTGAAGGTTTTGCCAATTGCCATCTCTAGCAATTCACTGTAAGGCAGGTCTTCCACATGACCCATGTCTAACCCGTTGGTTAGAAACGACTTCAATCCTGTTGCAGGATTGTTTACTTTCAAGGCGTTAGGTGTAGCCCAGAACTCCATACGAGTTGGCTGTGCGTCCTTGAGTTTCTCGTCAGTTAAATCTGAGTCGATCACTCCAATCGCCTTAACGTTTACTTTGATGAGGGGGGTATTATTTTGACCCACTTCATCCGCTCTATAAGAAGTTATAGAGAACTCATAACTACCCTCTGGTAGCACGACAGATTCTGGCGTGTCATTGGGTGTCATGTTTAAAAAGTCAGCAACATTCGACATTATTTATCTCCTTTCGTATTGCTCTCTTTGAGTTTAGACTGCGCATTACTTTGAATAGAATCAAATAACTTTTGCAAGTTAAGTTCAATGTTCGGCTCTATTAAAGACGGCGCGGTAACTTTCAGATCCATTCTATGATCTGACATTGTACGTAACGTGCGCTCTGTTCCTTTACTAGATGAACGAGTATCTATTCTGCATACACAGTTAAAGTACCTACCTATCTTAGTAGATAACTTCGAACCGACAGATGTTGGATATGCTTTTGACACACCCAAATCGCCTTCCATATACTGCATGTGCGTGGTTACCACTACATTACATTTCACTTCATTGCCTGTGATATATTGTATAATGTTCTGGACATCACGCGCCGCCGCTCCCCACTCGGGTTGGCTGGCTTGCTCTGTTGGTTTCTTATTGTTAAAGACAAGAGCCGCTCTCAAAGCAGCTTCGCCTAACAGTGTGAGGGAATCAATTACTAAAACTGTATCGTCTCCCCACTCTTTCACAGGACCTAAGTCTTCATCGCCATCTTTCCAATGGGATAACAAACGTGCCCCTCGTCTAAACGAGTCCGCCTGTCCTAGTGAATCTCTTAACGTAACATATGAAACGTTCTGTACTGCCTCGGGTTTTAAAAACTCGGGCAAGATATCAAGTCCGTCATCATAGTCTAGTATACGTAATTTTTTACCTGCGTTAGCTAAACTCGCTAGAGCAGATGTCTTACCACTACCACTATCTCCGCAGAGTAATAGCTTGGTAACACTTGTTGATTTATGTTTACTTATGTTTGCCATATACTGGTCTCCTATAATGTTTTGAATTATATACTATTAAAAAGATTTGTCAAGAAAATTATTTACCACCCTTGATAACTTCAAGTTCTTGTGGTTTTGTTTCTTCTAAATCTGGGTGATACTCTTGGTGAAAGTCATTACCAAAGAACATTCCCCTTTGTGATTTCGCATGAGCACATGCTTCTCTATATCTGCAACCGCCGTAGTTTCCACATGATGTAAAGTTCGCGGGATAGTATTGCGAGCTAGCATATACATCTGATATACTAAGATGATGCAACGTATCATTGTACCACTCATCAATTAATTCTTTAGGTACAGTGTATACTTGTCTTGCAAACCTTGTGAAGTTCGCGCCTGTCTGCACTGCATCAATGATGAAGCCATCCACAGGTAACTTCAATACTTCACGACACGCCCAGATGTATGCGAACACTTGGTTGTTGGGCATATAGCCATTGAAATACCAGTCTGACAAAGCAGTCTTAGTTGTCTTGGTGTCAACCAGGTACAGCCTGTCATCAATAGAAACAATCTTATCTATTCGACCGCTGAACCTATGACCTTGGTCACCAATGGGTACTTCAAACCTTTGCTCTAGTGCTGGCGATCCGTCTGGCATGGTAGCTAGCTTTAGCTTATCATCCCAGAACTCTTCTGCTTTCCAAACAACCGCTCGGAGCGCCGCCTCTAAACCTCTTGCATTTTCATCAGCAAGTTTTAAATCCTCACCGTAATCACGCAAGACCATAGCTACCGCACGTTTTGTAGATTCACTTTTAGTTAACCCCTCGTGCCTCGCTTTGTCTAGTTCTTCTAAGCCATGGTGTACTGCGGAACCAAATCCTGTAGCACTTGAGTAGCTTGTAGATTTCCAACCGTCTAACACAGACAGCTTGTAATATCTAGGGCAAGCTAAGAAAGAACTTAGGCTTGAAGTGTCCCATATCTTTTGGATGGGCTGATTGTTTTCATCCCATACAAACTTTCTAATTCTTGGTAATTCGTTCTCACTCATTGTTGTCTCCTTATTTTATAGATGGTAGTATAACATTAGGTCTATACTCCACGTAGTTCTCAATCAAATCTGACGGTACACACTTCAACATCAAACCCTCTATGTCATTAAGTTCTTTTGATATATTTGCGCGTGCTATCTCACAATTATTAACATCGGGATAAAGAAATTCAGATGCCATGTTGATACATTTCTGATCATCAACAGGACCCAAACATAAATACCCTATTAAAAATACTACAGTTTTCATGTCTCTGACACTAACATATCAAGTATATTCTTTTCAAATTTCTTAGGTGCTTTTGTTGTTGCGCTCTTTTTGGATATACGTTTACCGCTTGACTCCGCCTCACGTACGTTGATACGTGTAGCTTTTAAATAGTCTACTATTTTTTGAATAGCTACGTCATCATTGGACAACTCAACTGAATCTTTCTCCAATAATTCTGTAGGTATTTCTATCTCTGGCTTATCACTCATCTTATCTCCTTAATGTTTTGTTGAGGTGTCAGTCTTTGTGGAAGAGAATACAGAACTCATTGCGTCCCCTGTCTTGTTGTTATTCTTTTCCATCTCGTCAATCATTGGTCCCGCTGTTGTGAATGTATGTAGTACATCCGCTAGTAAACCAAAGCTACCCATTGTTCCATACTTTAGTAAAGACAATCTCATTCCTATCTCATATAGCGCTGATATAATAACATCAGTATCATAATCTTTTGATACATCCAACAGCGGGTCTCTCAAACTTTCTACACATGCTTCAAACGAAGCACGATATTGTTTATCATCTGTCATATTTTTTCTCCTGTATTTGTGTCAACAATCTCTAGTTCCTTGACATCATCTAAGATGTGCATGATTTCTACACCATCATCAACTTGATTAATTTTAAGTACATCATATTTTGTAGGGTCTCCTTCCCCTGTTTCTTCAGCCAACTTCTTGTATGCTTTAATGTACTGATAGATACGCATACGTAAAGTGAAAGGCTTGTCATTCTTAATGATAAACCTAGGTGATTCATCACTTGTTGGATCATCAATTGCCTTAACGATTTTTTCTAAAGCGATTGAAATATCTGTCCAACGGTAAAGGTTGCCCGTCTTTGCCTTCTTCATTGTTCAACTCCTGTAAATATTCGTGGTCATTTGGATCAAACATGGGATCATTTTCAAATTCTTCCACATCAAAATCCTCTTCTAGTTCTAGGGTTTCATCTAATAAGTAGTCATCCCCTGTTGTGTATTTACGTTTTGCCATGCTTACTCCTATCCTATTATATTTAATACAACACCTATAGCTAACAGAATAAATACTCCGTATGTAGATACCCACATCATTGCACCTGTTATTCTATTACATATATCTTCCAAGATAATTAGATTCAATCTCTGCCACTCCATTCTTTTATGTTCTTTATTGTTGTCACTCTGAAATCAGAGAGAACTTCTTTACCTGTAATTTTCGCTGGTGTTTCTTCTACTAAAAACATTTCTGCCACATGCTCTGTGCCATCCTCTAGTTCCACTAGCGTATTTACAAGTGTATATCCTGCATTGAGTTCCATATCACACACGGCTGCGTAAACGTTATCATCTTTAACATGATACAGCTCGCCTTTGATTCTGTATTTACACACCTTGTTATCGTAGTGTCTAAATGTTATTGGATAACTGTGCAAGAAATCTTTGATAGTATAATTACTATCTACGGTTATTGCTTTGCCGATTCTTTTTTGTTTTGCCATTAGCCCGTTGAGTCTTTCTCCCTTTTTGAGAGTTCCGTACACGAACACTAATCTTTTTTGTTTTACCATTCTCTCCCTTCATGTTTTCGCGTAGCCATTCTTTGAGTTCAGAACGACAGAGTAATTCTGTCATAAAGTTTCCAAAGGAATTAACTACTGTCTCTTCTTCTTTATCTTTAAGTTGATACTGATAGTACGCAACGTGCATACACTCATGTATCACTACATTCACAGCATCAGCACCACCGCGTTCAATCATTTCCTTATCAAGATAGATTTTATACGGCGGTTTCTGTACGAATGTACCTTGTGCCTCACTTACTTCATACATGATATCATGGGGGGCACATATTAATTCCACCGAAAATGGTCCGATAGTTATATATTTAGGTAGCTTCTTACTCTTCGCCATAGTTTTGTATACCATGTATCATGTTCTTTGTCAAGTAAATTCTCGAATTTTCTCGAGTTTTTATGGATGTGAAACCACACCCACCTCATCTTTTCCTTCTTCATCTTCGCTCCACCTTTCCATTATCTGTTCACCTGTTGAATCATCTATGTAATAGATGTGACCATTGATAGTAATATATACGCAGTCATTTGCTCGCACATCTATCTTCATTCTTTCTCTCCGTCATTGTGTCGGGGTGTGTGATACAACCAACCCAAGTCACTGACCTCTTGCCTGTTAAATGCTTCGACAAATTGACGGACATTAAAATATTTAGGGTTGTGTTCTGCTGTACCTACGCCACTATCAAGGAATCTTTGCAGTTCTTCATCCGTCACTTCGTCGGTTGGATTCCAATAAGCTATGTCCCATACGTTATTATCCTTCATTGTGTGTCTCCAACCAATTAAAGTATGCCTTGTGGTCATCTATTTTCTTTTTAGGAAAAGCGTCATAACATTCAGCCAGTCTCTCTATCATAAATGATTTCATTTCTTTGTCTGATATATGCTCATCCATAAATTCATATACATGTTTAGCAAACAGATAGTTGTCTCTTGGTATCTTGCTTTGTTCTTCTGTCATTGGTTCTCTCCCTTTCTTGTATAATATTTTTAATGCTAGTGACTGAACGATTGGCTAATGTCTTGTCAATCTCAGCTACCTCATCTTGCATAAGTATGATTCGCTTATCTAGTATCTCTATCTCGCGTCTCAATTCTTCTACCCTGTCTTGCAGTATACTACTACTCACCATGTAATCTCTCTTTCTCTTTGAACCACTGAGGTTTTGCACGACCCTTCTCCCACTTGGCAAAGTATTTTTTCTCATGGAAATAATAATTGCGGTATGCTTCTACGGGATTGTCTTTGTTCTTGTACTCGTCGGGCATACACTGTGGTATGGTTGTCATATCTATGTTGTTATCTTTGCAATAGGATTCATGTATGTCTTGTTTGAATCTGTTGATTACCTCAAGGATTCTTTCTGACTTATGAATCTTACCAAAGCGATAGATGTATTCAACATTGATTTGATTTGCGTGTTGATACGCCCACATAAAATTGTAGTAGCTATCGCCTACCCATCTAGTCATGGGGTGATTGGGATATGCAGTCTTATATACTGTGTCGCCCTTGACCAGCTGTGGGATCTGATTGCGGACAGCAGTAGATAACATCTGACAAGTTTCCAATAACATTTTAGGTACATGCTTGTCACATAGGTTTCGTGCTGACACTTCACTGTCTGGGTTTAGATAAAATAGATTCATTGTTTGTCTCCCTTTGCTTTATGTTTGAGTTGAAAGTATTTCAGTGCTTGTTGAATACTCATGTCTCCGTTGATTGATTTCTTTTTAAGTTGTTCGTACTCTAGTCTTTCTCGTTCTGTCATTGAGCCTCTCTTCTATAAACATGTATGCCATGTGCAGTTGGATATCTTTCTCTACAATTTCGCGTTGCATAATCTTATATGCAGACGCATATCCTACACACGCC